GAAATTTATCATGGCATCAATCATGCTCAAGGCTGCTTTCGCGTGCGTGGAGAACGTTTTCGAGAGCTACCCTATTTTGGCTGCTATGGCATTTGTTTATGCCAGTTTGGTGGCCAGCAGCGTGTTGATTGCCAGCACGCTTGCGCTTCTCATTGGTTTGTTCAGAATGACCAGGATGGTGTGCAAGTGTGTCGTGCTCGGCATTGGCTATGTGCATGGCTTTCCGAGGTTCGTCCTCGAATTGCTGTTGATTCCCATAGCTGGTCCCATGATTCTGCTCAGTCGTGCGTTTTACACGGAGAAGATTGAATTGAAGGTCGTCTCGCCTCCCGTCGTCGTAGACAAAGAAGACGTCGTGGATGAGCTTGAGATGGCTAATCCAATTTTCCCGAGCCGGAACATTAAGTTGCCCAGCTCGATGGTCTCCGTGATCACACCCGACGGTTCTCACTTGGGCTTTGCCACCTATGTGAAGACTGTTGCTATTGGCAGAGTCCTGGTTACCGCCTTGCACGTGTGGCGCGCTAGCTTGCAGCACACCTCGGACTTAAAGGTGCGCAATGAAGCTGGTGTGGCTGTCACTTACAAGTACGGCGAGTACACCGTGGCGCGCGCTTCTAGCGAGCTAGACCAGGTGTACTTTAATTTGCCTGCGTCGTTTTCGTCCACTATGGCTGTTAAAGCAGCCGAGCAGGGCATGTACGATCCAAGCATTCCCATCACCGTGCTGTCTCCCCCGACCAAGCCAGGAGGTTCCTTCGCCTCCTCGTCTTCGAAGGCGTTTGTCGTAAGTCCGTTGAAGTTGAAATACCCAGCAACCACCATTGCGGGTTCCTCCGGCTCAGCGCTTTTCCAAGGCAAGTTTGTCGTGGGGATACATGTGAGTGGATCTCGCGATGGCCTCAAAGTCACAAATCGCGGAACGGCTCTTCTGGGGATCGTGTCGCCTGAGACGTCTAGCAAAGCGGCTGAGAAGCCGTGGCAGTTTGACGATGGAAGCGATTTTGGAGCTGAGGAGGGCTTCGAGGTGATCGATGACTACCTCGACGTTCCAGCCAAGCAGCGGGGGTCCCGTATTCTGTACAAAGCCGGTGGCAAGCGCGTCATGATTCACTCAGTGGCCTCTGATCTCGCCCCGCACTACCACCCAGTGGAGTATTGGGCTGATGATGATGATGGCTTCCTCGAGTATGAGGCGCGTTTTCCCAGCATCCGCAAAGTCCCGAGCGGGTGCTTTCAGGGCACGAGCAGCGGATCGAGCCGCTGCGAGACCTCGGCAACTGGGGGTTTCAGGCTATTGAGCTTGAGGCAGCCAGAGGTTTCGAGTGCACTGGAAAATGCCGAGCAGTACGACCCGATCCCCAGCCCAAAACCGCTGCCGCGCTCGATCGTGCCCAAGAAGAGTTCCCCGAGTTCCGAGAGTGGGTCGCCCCCGATCGGAGCGCCGAAGCCGAGCGAACCTCCGCTCGGATCCAGGCCGGCAAGCGCCTCCAAGGCGTTGCGCCGTCGGCGCGGGAAAGGGAAGGTCTCTTTCGAGACGCCTGTCTCGAGTACCCAGCAGCCAACCATTTTGCCGACTTCCCCAAAGAAGGCAACACAGAGGAGTGGTGGCGTTCCAAGGTAGTCAAAGCCATTGGCCAACTTGAGGGCAAGAGCTCTCCTGGGTATCCATTGATGCGGATCGCAGCGACTAACAAGGAACTGCTTGAACTGCACTGGAGCTTGGTTGAGAATGCGGCTGTTGCTCGCCTCCAGTTGTTGGAGGAGGTTGATTATGAGGACTTGCGCGCCATGAGCGCGAGTGAACTTGTTGAGGGCGGGTACACGGATGAGGTCCGCGTGTTCGTCAAGAATGAGTTGCACTCGCGAGCCAAAGTCGCCGAAGGGCGCATGAGGCTTATCATGAGTGTTTCTGTTGTGGACCAGATTGTAGAGCGGGTGCTCAATAGCGCTCAGAACCAACTGGAGATAAGCAAGTGGGAAACGATCTCCAGCAAACCCGGCATGGGCCTGGATGATGACAGCTTGTTTTCCATACAGGAGCAGGTGCACAAGCTAGGCAGCGGTGTGGGGGATCCCGTATCCAGCGACATTTCCGGTTTCGACTGGTCTGTGCCGCAGTGGGCCCTCGATTTGGACGCCCGCGTCAGAGCAGCGCTTTCGGGCGCGCCAACGTGGCTGAGAGTTCATGAGAAAAGAGCCGTTTGCTTAGGTCTTTCCCAGTTGGTGTTCTCTGATGGTGTCGTGTGGGACCAATTGGAGCCCGGCATCCAGAAGTCAGGGAGCTACAACACATCGTCCACCAACTCGCGCATTAGGGTAATGCTCGCGTGGTTGGTGGCCCGAAGGATTCCTCAGAGCCGTTACGGTGGTCGTGACGCATTGGAAGGAGGTGGGCGTGCAATGGCCATGGGGGATGACGCCATCGAGACCACGACTTGCATGGAGCTTCTCAAGCCCAATTACGAGCGCTTGGGCTTCGTGCTCAAGGAGGTGTCGCGCGACATTGAGTTCTGCGCATACGCCTTTGACTTGGCGCAGGGGTACAGGCCTCTGCGCGTCGTGAAGATGGTCGCCGGTCTGCTGAGAACTGCAGTGCGTGATGAGCAGCACGAAGAGGAGCTGAGAGTCGCCCTCGAGTACGAGCTCCGCCACAGTGATAAGCAGGCTTGGGCCAAGCACGTGATTCGCGCCTCGGGATGGGGAGCGCGAAAATAAGACTGAGAGATGGTGAAGAAAATTCGTGTCCGTCGTAAGAAGCAAGCCGCAAAGGCACCCCAACCTCGTAAGGGTGTCGCCCAACGCGCCATGGTCCAACGCTCTGTGTTGGATAGTGGAGCAGCTGCTTGGGCTAGGCTACTGGCCGACCCTTGCGCAGCTCCCCTTACTTATCCGTGTTATCCGACAGGCACGGGTGGTTCGGTGTTGATGCGGTTTGAGAGCGACTTCTTGTTTGCTACGGGCGCAACTGAAGTAGCCGGTATTTTCGGGTTTTGCCCAGGTTCGCTAAGCGGGTTTAGCAATGCTACACCATTGACCAGCGATATCCTGGGCACAGTGTTGACTTTGCAGTCCACTAGTATTCCCGGGTTTACTTTCATAAACGCAAACACGAATTCCTATAGGCCAGTTGCCGCGTGCATGCAAGTCATGTATCCTGGCACTGAGCTTAATAGGTCTGGGGTTGTTGGTGTTGGCATTTGCAGCGGTGATGTTTTGCTGCGCAATGTCAACACCGTTGGTGGCGGTTCCAATATCAACACCAATGCTTCTGAAGTCAGAACCATGTGCCAGCACGTGGAGCGCATGCCAACCACGGTTGTTGAGATCAAGTGGTTTCCAGGCACTGCTGACGAGGAGAACAATTCCACCCAGGGGTTGAAGCTCGGAACTTTGACGGACATTGAGGGTCGTAATACGATCTTCATGTCCGCTTCGGGTTTCCCCGTTTCTACGGGCATTCGCATCCGCATGGTTGCAGTGTACGAGCTTTCTTTTGGAGCCGGGGCCGGCCAAATAGCCGGTTCCGTTGCGCCAACTTCTGGGAATACGCCAGCTCAGGTGGTCAGGGCTCTCACCAATCGCGACGCAGATTGGTATATTTCCTCCGCCGCCAAAATTGGCAAGGCGGTAGGCAATACCATTTCGTACGTCGCCACTGGTTACAAAGCAGCTTCGGCGTTCGCCGCTGGGCTTGCTTTGATTTGAGCCATCCGGTTTACCGGCCCGGGAGCCTCGGGTAAACAATGGCCGCTTAGCTCCTAGCGAGAACATGGAGCCGCGAGCGCTGCGTTACAGCCTCCTCGAACTGGCGAGGTTAAATTTAGTCGTGGAGTGCGACTTCAGCGTAGCGCGCTTAAACGCTCCCGGAGAACACCGGGCAAACAACCCCTGCAAGGGAAAGCAGGTTATAAAACCGGTCGGCGGGAAGGAAAG